TATCTGTTGCCACTGCGGCGAATCCTGTTGCTCCTGTAGCGTTTGCTACATAGGGAGTTATATTATAAGCTATTCTATACATAGCAGCCTTTGCTCTTTCCTGCACATCGCCAGAGGTTGTAAAGAACCCGTGAGCGCCTACTTTAGCAATATGTGCTGTTGCCGTCTTTGTGGGAACAACTTTCCCCATTAAAGACATTTGTATCATCAATGCCCCTAAGTCTGTGCAAGCTTCAATTACATCTGAACCGATACCAGCAGCTAAACTTTTCTGATACCAAGCAGCTCTATAGTTAGCCCTTTTGGTCTCTGCCTCAAAAGTATAAGGCGCATATTTTTCAGGGTGTTCATATATATTGATCGTCTTATCAAGCCAACCCACCGCTTTTTCTCTCATTGAGTTATCAAGGTCCTCCACAAACTTGGGAGCAGGCAACTGAGGCATCTTCCCCCCAGCTTGAACTACCCCCTTAGCACCTCGCAGACCAAGTTCAGTTATAGCATATAAAGGTTTTTCAAATAAAGCAGAGAAAAGTCTTTCGTAAGTATACTTCAACTGCTCTTTAGTGCTGAAATATATAGGATTTATTTCGTCAATTTCTTTAGCCGGACGAGTAATCCTTGCTACATCAGGCAACTGAGCAGGTGGCATTTCCGAGGTAAAGCCCTTTGGCACTCCAGTCTTAGTATTAACTCCATTGACGAACATTCGAGGGTGTCCGTCAAGTTTATACTTAGATGATAAATGGCCAGCTTCATCAGGGTAAAATCCACCCTCATCTTTATATAAAGCTCTATAATCATAAAAATGCTTAGGATTATCAGGGTCAGTGTCTAAGCCGCTTTTTTCTGCATATGCCTTATAATCAGATTGAAACTTAGTCTCATCTATTTTAGGTGACACTACCTTAAATCCCTCAGGTGGCTTTATCTCTACTTGAAAGCCCTCAGGTAAGTTCATTTATATGGTTCTCCATTTTCTTTAAACCAATTATCTCCGTCATCTGAATATAGTCTTTCTTTGCCGTCAGTAGCCCAAATCCTTTGTTCAGGACCGGCACTTTCCTGAACGTCTTTAACTGTCTGCTCCATTATAACTTCCTCTGCTGCTTCCTCAGGTGGTGTATTCCCCATAATTTTATCTATAAAACTACGAAGCATATCGCTTTGAATCTTATGCTGTTCAAAAGTTCTTTTTGGAGTATTGCCAACATAGCTCTTTATTCCATTAACGATATTCCTTAAAACACCGTCTCCTTGTTTCTGACCCTTTTTCAATCTCTCAAACTTCTTATTCGCTTCATTGATAAAGTAACCGTATTGATTTGAGCCTAACTCAGTCTTACCATAAGCTCTGGCTGCCTGTTTCATTACAGCTAAAGATTCAGTCTCATCATCAAGGGCATCATCTAAGAGCTTTAAAAAGAAATCTGGCTTACCTAACTTGGTCGAGTCTGGGACTAAAAAGTCTTTATTAGTCAAGACCTCATCAAATATAGCAGCTGTCTCAGAGTCTATCTTGCCGTTATTATACATATCCTTTATTCCTTGAGAAGTCAAGCTTCTATCCAAGAGACCCTTACTGGCTTCATATGCTCCCATTGTATAGAGCTGTTTTTCTTCCCACTTGGCAAGGTTCTCCTCTGCCTTAATTATAGTATCTGCTTTTTTTAAATAGTCTGACTTTTCTTTAGCGTTTGCGAATATGTAAGCATCTTTCTTTACTTTAGCTTTAAAATCCATTGGGTCACTATATAAATCACGTTCGATCTCGCCTGTTCTTAGTTCTTCTGTAAATTTCTTTCTTAGGCTCTCTCCTTCGTCCGGGGAGATTATCCCGTCCTTAACATTCTGGTTAATCTGATCAACTGCAGCCGTAATACTCTTTGTTGCTTCAGCCTTGCTCGAGGTAGCCAATGCTTCACCTTTATATCCCTCTATGGCCCCCGCAAGGTTAATCTGTGATTGAGCAATAATCTTCTTTTGGAATATGCCGCTTATCTGGTTCTGAGCCATTGAATAATCAGTATCAAGTTCTAATGTAGCTTTTGCTTTAGCTCTCTGGCCCATATCTTTAAGAGCATCTTTTTTCCAGTCTTCAAGTTCTTTTACATAATTACCGCCTGCGTTCTGGTCAACCTCAAGCATAGCTCTACTTTTTAGATCAGCTAAGAATACACCCTTGTTTGATTTAAACGCATTAAGCTGAGAAGTCGTCAGAGCATTTTCCCAAAGTTCTGTTGCTTGCTGTGCAACTGAGAGGGCCTGAGTTGCTACCTGTCCTTTAGCCTTTGCCTCAGTCCTATAATCACCCTTAGTGAATGCGGTAGCTCTCTGTGTGGTCATTTGCCTCTGTGAATTATATCTGGGAAACTCTGCCATTTATATCTCCTTTATGCTGCACTTGCTCGTCTATACATTTCAGTGCTATATAATTGGGTGATACTTCCTGTTATACCTGACGTGAGAGCAGCTTTACCGCTTCTCTCATATTGTCCGGCAGTAATAGCACCACCTCTTTTAACTGATTCTGCTTCTGATAATACTGAATACTTTTGAACCGATAGATTATACTGACCAATAGCTTTGTCCATTTCAAGCTGAGTTCGCGTATCTATCATTATTGCCATGGGAGAACCTGAAAGCTCAATCCCTCTACCTGCAGCAGAGGAAACAGTCTTGCCCATTGTAAATCTAATGAGTCTATTGTCCTGATATGCCTGCAGTTTCTTCTGATCGTCTATCATACCTGCTTGCTGATAAAGCGCAGAGGCGTTGTAGCTTGATTCGGCCACAGCCTGCTTAGCATTATATTCAGCTTCTTTTTTCTCGCCTATACTGCTTGCCAGTGTTGCTCCTGCCAGTCCTATGCCTATTACGGTTGCTAATCCCATATTATCCTCACTTGTCGAAGGTTTCCAGTGTCGCCATAATAGATAAAATCTCAATGGGGAATGGTTCGTCATTGATAATCATGATTTGAGACCCATAGCGATAATCGTCTTTGAAATTGATATTTGGTAATATGCCGGTCAATAGTGCCTCTGGTGTTCCTAACAAAGTTGAAGGTTCTCTAAAGCTCACTCTTTCGGCAAGGTCTTCATCGCCACCCATTTTAAAGCCTCTATATGAACGGTTAAGTTTAAACATAACCTGATTTATTTTTTGTATTTTGCCCTGTGCTGTTCCCCTTGCTGAGCCTGCCTCAAATGGTAATAAGTTCAGTTTCTGAGTATATGGAAGTCCAACAGAAATAACAAAGTAATTATATGCAAGGTCTATAGTCCCCTCTGATACTACCTTGTCGGGCTTATCAACGCCTCCGTCAGCTAACACCTTTACTGTCTTGGCTTCTAAGTGGTCTAAGCCTGAAAGTCCGTCTACTGAAACGCCCCAGAGCCCAGCCTCATAATCTGTATCATCAAAGGCATATGTGACTGTTCCTGTTACTATGGTAGATTGCGAATAAGCTGTAATCTTAAGCTCTCCAAGAGTGTTGCCGTCTGCGTCTATGGCTCTTATGCGATTGCCTATGTCGTCTTCCTCAAAGTATGCTCCCGTCGCTGTTATGTTTATTGTGCCGTCTGTGCCTGAAAGAGCAATATCTAAATCTTCTGTATCTGTATCATCATAAGCATCATAGTCAAGAGCTGAGTGCAGATACATAAGTTTATCCTGCCTGTCAGGTAAGTCTATATTTTCAAACACCTCTATGTATCGCTTTGTTTCTCCGTCAATTGTTCTCTTAACAACTACCCAGACTTCATCATACCCATGGCTCTGACTTGGAATACAGCAAATACTTTCATACTCGCCGTCTGTTATCTGTCTTGCCCAGCCTTCTACTAATTGGTCTGCTTCTCTTGTCAGCGTCGCTATTTGTCCGTCTGACCTTAAGCACCATAAAATAGTGTCCGGCACTTCCTGATATGCTATCTCAATGATTTCGTCTCCTGTAACCTCAGGGTTGAAAATGGTTTTATCCATTGCTTTATATGAGTCGTTATCCCATAAATAAAATAATTCCCTTATCTTCTTTCCAAATCTTTGGACATAGTAGAAAAAGTTTCCTATACGTTTAGGTTGTATAGATTCAGAACCGACTGATATTTCCTGTTTCGCTGTGAACGTTGTTGGGGTTAGGACTGAGCCACCACCGTTAATTATAAAAGCTCCACCATACGTTCCCGCTATTAAAGAATTTCCTGAAGCTAGCCATTGAATTTCATTCGACTGATTCGAGGAAAGTTTTTGATTGATACCTTCATCGTCGTTTTGTTCATTTAATGAAAAATCATCATAGACAAATTGATGTGATCCCCAAACACCCTGAGGTTCGTAGTCTGTTCTGGCAAAATTCAATCTGGCTTCATAGAAGGTAACATTTGCAGGCCAGCCTCTTACATCACTCCATGCCCCCTCTGCCCAATTATCAGTGGCAGCGGAAGCACTTAATGTTTTTATAACAGAACAGGTAGCATCTGTAGGAGAAGACACAGCAGTTATTTCTACATATCCTTGTAGTGCTGTCGTCGCTGTTGTAACTATCCCGCCTATTTTCCAAAAAGTTCCAATGTGCCCCAAGTCAGTTGATGAACTTGACGCAACAAAAGATATTGTTGAGTTGGTTGCTGAAAGGGTAAGTGTCACACTCGTCCCTGATACGGCCGAGGGGTTAATGGTTATCACTGAGGTATTATCATCTAAGAACGGGCCACCCTTAAACTCAAAGTCTTCTATAGTCCAATCAATTGCACTGCTTCTAATAAGTTTTTGCGGTCTCTTGTCAGCATGGGCCATATATATAACATCATTCTTTTGAGCATATTTAATATCAGCAATCTCATCTTCAGTATAAGTGTGTGCTAATTCTATTGTAGAATCAGATACTACCTGTCCTCTATCTGTATAAAATCTAAAGTATAAATCGCCCATTTCAATTACATAGGCATCATCTTTATTAAATATAAAAGGTATAAGCCTGACTGAGGAGTCAGTTCCAGCTTCAGAGTGTTTTGTTTCTTCTATGAGCCATGTTCCCGGAGTAGAAATAATAGAACCATAAGGACGGACAAGCCAATTCTCTACTGTAGCGCAGGCATTGGCATACTGATCCATATCTGACCTGCCCAAGAGTGAAGCTCCAAATTCTCCCCCTGCAAATGAAGTTTTGATGACATCTACTTTTGGCACGTTAAGCGTCTCCCCCGCTTCCGAGTTTAGCGTTTAACCACGCATCATCTTTCTGATAAACAGGGGTTCCTGTCTGAGCATTTTCAGCAAGAGCCTTAGTAAGTGAAACCTTTTCAAACTTCTCTAAGAAACTTTCAGCTGTTGACTTAGAGTTTAATATCATAAAGGCTATATCAGAGCATAGCTTATCTATGAATGCTTCCGTGAAGAACGCTGGGTATTTACTCGGCTCATTATGATAATATACATATCTTACGCCTAAGCCTGAGGTATCAGATATAATGTAATCGCCTTCTTCTCTCCACGTCGCTGTCGGAGAGCTTGTTCCAAATATCCTGACACATAGATTAGGTTTCTGATATACATATACCTCGCCAGTATCATACCATTCTAAAGTAACACTAACACTGCTTAGAAGTTTGCGCTTAGTGGCAAAGTTCCACTGACACTCACTTAATAAACTTTTAAGCGAGATCTCATAAACCCTGTTGACAATTCTGGCGTTGTTATTGTCGTCGTCTATATTAACAATCGGATTAGCTCCTACGAGAGTTAATGCCTTATTGACTAATTCTGTTCTTGATGTTGCCATATTATCTCCTTAAAAAGGGGGAGCTTTTTACACTCCCCCAGTCCTTTAGGTGTAGCGGACTACAGTTTTAAGTGTTCCACCAGTTGTGTCAATAGTTCCACCTCCGGCGTTTTCCATAATGAGCCATAATCCAAGTTCAGTAGTTCCTGTAGTTGCTAAGAACCCTGAAGGCCCGACTTGCAACGTGCTGGAAGTTCCTACTGATAAAATGGTTTCATTAACTCCGCCCGAGAGAACCTTCATATCGCCAAGGTTACTGGCTGTTCCTGAATTAACAATAGGTGATGTTGCAAGATGCAATCCTACTGTTCCCGTAGTTACAGCGCTACTGGTTGCAGGCATATGAACAATAACGTCTATCAGTTGTTTGTTAGCAGGAATGCGTGCTATACATATTGAGTCGTTAGTTGTTACCGAGCCCAATACATAAGTATCAGTCCATATTTTCTCAACTGACTTGATGAGTCCATTACCAATGTAATTGTCCCCACTACCGCCATTATCATACTTTGTAACATTTGCTGATTTTAACTCTGCCATTTCCTTCTCCTTCTCCGCCTATAGCGGTTGTTGGAGGAGGCTATACCTCCTCGTCAACGGTTAACTAACACGATTATTCGTGTCGTAATTGTCTAATTCTATCTTCCTCAAGCCTTACAGCACCTACGTTTAGTTCGTAGTAAATCTGCCAAGAGTAACTTAAATCTTTTCTCTCATCAGTTCTGACTAAAGGCTGAGCTGCCATAGCAAGACACATGGCATACTTCTGATAGACCAAGCCTACGAGACCTGATTGCTGTGATAGCCTTGTTGATGTAATCCAGTTGAAACCCATAAAAGTGTTAATGTCGCCATTTACCAAAGCCTTAACAACTGCATAATCTGCTGAGGACATTTTCTCCTCTTGTAAAGCTGAAGATAAAAGGGTTGGGTTAATAACTAAATAACGATCTTCTTCCTCAACATCAGCATCATCTAATGCTAACTTAGCTGCAGCAACATTCTTAAGACTTAAAGAATCGGCTGTAACACTTACTGTTGAGGGTGTAGCAGCTGTTCCCGAACCTGTTTCGCCAGTGTTGGACGTGCCAAGTGCGGCAGCTATAATAACATCATCAATCTTTCTACCTAATGAACGTGCAGCAGCTATAGTGTAAGAGCTCTTAGGGTCTGATATTGACCTTAATTCGTCGCCTCTATCTAATAGCCTGTTGTCGTGATAATCAATCATTGTGCCCATTCTTCGTGACAAGACAGGGTCGTTGTTCGGTGTTACGACATTTCTGCCACCCTTAGTTGACATAGACCATTCGCCTATCTGGTCTTGGAAGAATGTTTTACCCTTGACGTTCGGTTTAATAAAAACCGTGTGCAAGAGCTTTGAATATTTCTGCTGAGCTAACTGCATAATATTCTGCGAATACGCTTGTGCATAAATCTCATTCTGTGTATCTGCCATGATCTCTCTCCTTTGGTAATAGTTAAACTTCTAAATCGCTGTTGCTTGATTG